ATTTGAAGTTCGCTCCCGTAGACCTGAAGTGTGGGACTTGACTGCAATCAAGGGTCTATCCATCCTCACCGCCTCGATGCAGTCAAGTCTCATTTCGCCTGCAGTCCGATGGTTCAATCTCACATTCAAGACCGATGAGTTGAACGAAGATGAGGAATGCGCGACTTGGTTGGATGATTGTTCAGATATTCTTTTTGATACGATTCAGGATTCAAACTTCAATATCGAATGTGCTTCCACTTTCGCTGACCTGGGTGCTTATGGCAACGGGTGTCTGACTCTGGAAACGGAGTCAGAGACGAAGTGGAAGGGTCCGGAGTGGCAGGCGCTTCCCCTTCGTGAGTGGTATTTCGAGATGGACTACCACGGGAAGCCAAAGATTTTTTATCGGTATCTTCAGTGGACTGCTTCCCAGATTGTGTCCAAGTGGGGGAACGTCCCGGAAGACCGAAAGACAATTCCGGAATACATTCTCCAGAAATATGAGAACACAAGTGACACGACTAAGTTTGATATTATATATTGCATCTTCCGACGCGACGATGTTGGGGATGTTTCGGATACTGAAACACTTGCTCCGGGCAAACGACCCTGGGGCTGCAAGTACGTGCTGCGTTCCGGGGGTGGTACTGCGGAGGGAGCAGGAGACGAGCTAGGGCAAGAAGGCGGCTACTACTACATGCCGGTAATGGTGATTCGTTGGGAGCGTCTCTCCGGGAGCCAGTGGGGATTCGGTCCAGGTAATGTAGCCCTCCCGACGGTCAAGTATCTCAATGCATGGATGGAGACGGAGAAGGCGGCTGCAGAGAAAGCAGTCGACCCGCCCATCATGTCGACTCAGCGGGGCCTCCTCAGTCCTCCAGACCTGAGTCCCGGTGGCATGAACGTCGTGCGCACGATGGAAGACATGAAAGCCTTTGAAAACAAGGCCAACTTCCCGGCAGCTTACAACACACTTCAAGATTTGCGGACGATGGTAAATGAAGTCTTCAAAGTGGAGGACCTCAAACTCAAGGAATCCCCGGCGATGACTGCCATGGAGGTGCAAGTCCGCTACGAGATGATGACCCGGGTTCTCGGGCCTCCAGCCGTTCGCATCCAAACTGACCTTCTTTCTCCGGCCATTAAGACTCTGTTCCACATGATGGCACGTTACGGACAATTTAAGGAACCCCCGCTCAAGGTACTGCAGAGTAAGGAAGGGTATGACATCGAGTATCAAGGTCCGCTGATGAAAGCGCAGCGAGCGCAAGAGGTAGCTCAGATGGAGCGGCTCGCTGGAATCGTGATGAACATGGTCAAGGTCTTCCCTCAAGTTCAGAACGTGTTCAACCCCGAGATGTTCGTCCGGGTGGCAGCAGACCGACTCAGTGTCCCTCCAGCAGTATTGAACGATGAACAGCAAGAGGCGAAGCTGAAGGCAATGCAGGAGGCGTCACAGAAACTTGCGCTGGCTCAGCAGGCGTCCGAGGTGAGGAAGAACAACGCTGCGGCTGCAGCGGACCAGGCGACTTCGACCCAGGCGGCCACGGGGTTCCAGCAAGGGGCATCAGGTCTTGAGCAATAGAACACAAGAGGAGTGGCACGAGTTTCGTCAAAAGTGGGCGGCACAGACGGGACCCTTCCGGGAGATGCTGATGTCTCCCCAGGGGGTCCTGTTTCGTGAGCATCTCAAGAGTCTGGTCTATGGTAGACAGACATATGTCCCAGGGTCGTTCGATGCGACTGCCTACAACCTGGGGATGATTGCGCTGTACCAAGAAATCGAAGTCATTACGAAAGGGTTGAACGATGGCTGATTGGAGGGAGGGTCTTCCGGATGACTTGAAGTCGGACCCAAGCATTCAGAAGTTTGAGAATGTCGAGGCTCTGGGGAAATCATATATTGAGCTGCAGAAGACCATGGGGAATTCAATCCGTCCCCCGGGTCCAGATGCGTCTCCAGAAGTGAAGAAGGAATTCTTTGCTAACTTCTCCAAGCGATACCCCGGCGAGGTGGTTTACGCCAAGGACGAAGATGCTCTATTGGCTGCTATGGGCAAGCCGGAGAAGCCCGAGGACTACGCGCCTAGCAAGGAACTTGGCGAGCTGCCGTCAGACCTTGTGGAGAATTGGCGGAAGACTTCAGTTACTCTGGGTCTTACGAAGAAGCAAGCGGAGAACGCGCTCCGAGCATTGCAGAACGAGTACAACGGAAATCAACAGAAGATTGAGGGAGCCAAGGCAGAACTGAGGAAGGAGTGGGGTGCGACTCTGGAGGACCGCATCAAACTCTCTGCCGAAGCTGCTGAGCGCCTTGGCTTCCCTCCTGCAGTTGTCGATGTCATCAAGTCAGGCAAGGGTGCAGCGGCGGAGATGAAAGCCTTCTACAAGGCGGCGGAGAACCTTGGTCTGACGAAGCCACAGAACAATATGCATCAGGATGGACCGGGAGCACAGAACACGTCCATCACTCCGGGTGAGGCACTGCAAAGGATTGCTGAAATCCGGAAGCGAGAAGAGTATTGGAAGCCTAATCTCAACCCCGAGCTACACAACTTTCTGAAGAATGAAGTGGTGCGCTTGACAGGGCTGGCACACCCAGAGTAGTGTTAACCACAGGATGAAGGTCTTGGATACTCTATATCCCATAGACCCAAGACCTTCACTCTAATCCACAGGTCGTAGGGCCTGCGCCGTGCAGAGAACCCGAAGACGGATAACAACCCGTTTTTAGGAGTCTCGCATTGGCAACTACAATTTCTAACGCACATATCCTGACGTTCGAGGGTACTGTCCGTTATCTGGCGCAGCAGAAGGAGACCCGACTTCGGCGATTCGTTACCGAGGTCAATCGGCAGTCTGAGTCCCACAACTGGGACCGTCTGTCACCTGGCACTGCGGTCCTCAAGACCACGGCGGCACAGGCAACCCCCAACAACCAGGGCGGCACGTGGTCCAGGCGTAAGGATACCGTAGGCACCTTCAACACTGGTGACTCGGTTGAGCCTGAGGACATTGTGCAGATGCTCATCGACCCGAACAGCGCAATCGCGCGTTCGGAAGCGATGGCCATGGCGCGTTCCATTGACTCGATTCTCATCGCTGCGGCGACTGGGAACGCGACCGATGGCGCGGGTAACACGATTGCTTTCCCCGCTGGGCAGACCATTGGAACGGGCTCCGAGAAGTTCTCGTTCGATATGGTCACTGCGGTGACTGAGAAGTTCCTCATCAACAACATCGACGTTTCGGAACCGAAGTGTTTCGTCATCGGTCCGAACCAGATGCGGAAGCTGCTCCAGTTGACTGAGGCGACCTCTGACGACTACGTGAACGCCAAGGCACTGGCGAACAAGGGATACGTCGAGAACTGGATGGGCTACGACTGGGTGGTCTCCACTCTGCTCACTCAGCCCAACCCCGGTGTCGACATCCGCGTCTTCGCCATGACTCGGTGGGCACTCGGCCTCCACGTGGCTCGGGACATCTGGAGCATGGTTGCCCAGGACCCGTCCATCAGCTTCGCGTGGCGTATCTACTCCGCTCTGACCATGGGTTCGGTCCGTGTGGAGGATGAGCAGATTGTGCAGTGCTACATCTCGAACACCCTGTAAGGAACTAGAACATGAACGACTGGCTTCTTTCTTGGTTCGTCAATCTTCTGGCTCAGGGGATTTCTTCGGCCACTGCCAAGGCAACCGTACTCACCGGGATTCCCACGTCACTGCAGTCGGGGGCGAGCACGATTCTTACGGCTCAGACCTCTGACTGCACAACGATGGCGGGACTGGCATTCACTGCCAGGACTCCAGCGACGGGGTGGAACTATCTGACTTCCTCCCCGGGTCAGACTTACGTTCATATCTAAGGCCGATGTCAGGCCGGGAGGGTCCACCTGTCTACCCCTCCTCCAGCGGGTGGACCCTCTCTTTTTAGGAGATATAGAATATGCGAATCTGGCAACTCGATGGCTCTGAGATTAGGTCTGATGCGGTCGCCTACTCGACTGCCACACCTGCGTCTGGTCTCACAATTCTCGAGAATCAGTATCTCGTGGGAGTCGGCAACAACGTTCTGAAGTATCGACAGAACGAGATTTGGGACCTCATTGAGTGGTTGAAGGATGAGGCAATGGCGCAGATGGAAACGACCCGATTCCCTCGGCCTGCTTATGGGGGAACCGGTGGTGGAACGTTCTTCAAGGCATCACTGATTGGAACTGCTACCGGATTCAAGTTCAGCAAGACTTTGGTCACTTCAGTTGACCTGACCACCGTTCCCATCACCGATGAGAATGCAGTGTACTGGGGCTATACGGTCGGGACTGCTGCCCTCCCCGTCAATGATGTAGAGCTGATGGGGTCGGGTGGAATGGACCGGGCGTGGGAAGAAATCAAGCAATACTATATTGGTAGTGCGCAGGCTTCAGCGTAGTAACCTCAGGAGGAGGAGACGTGGCTCAGAAGACAGATGGCAACAGTGACGATGTGAGGAGAGTGGTAGAGAACATCCGAGCAGGGATGCCTTGGCATGTGGCAAAGCATGACAAGGCGTTCATGGCTATTCAGGAGGGCTTCCCTCCCAATGCCGAGAATTCCTGGTACGAGCGGAACAAGGAAAGGTTTCATCAGTGGGCGGAAACAGGAATCCCAGTTCCGGCAGATAACATCACTTTTGGTCTGGTGAAGCCGGAACCGTTCCAGATTGTAGCGATGGATGGGAAGTTGATTGCCGTCTACCGCCGTCCCGACGGAACGCTCTACCAGGAGCAGGTGAAGGATGCTCCGCCGACTCCTACGGTTGAGCCAGAGATGCAGGCCAAGCAGGAAGAGACAGTCCGTTTGGCTACCCCGGGCGCGCCTGCACCGACTGGGAAAGTGATTGAGGCTCCAGACACTACGCCGGTTCCTTCCAAGCGTCAGGGGAAGTGGTAAATGGCTGTTACTCCCGGGACAAAGATTGATTGTGAATATGTCGCGTTGGCGGCATATCCCGGGAACATTCAGGACAAGGAGTTGGCGTGGCTCCAGAACAACGGGGCTACGTCAACCAACCTCCCGACGGCTTGGATTCAATTTCTAGCGATTCAGCTTGGCGGTGCAGCGACCGGCGACAGAGCCGATGACGAGACCGCTTACTACAAGAGTGTGATTTCAGGTGGAGACCAAACGACCTACGGAAAATCGTTGGTTGATTTGCGCAGAACGTTTTGGTGTGGAGGATACAACCCCCCGTAGGGAGCAATAATGAATACCTTGTCGTGGTCTGTTCTGGTCAATCTTCTTCACGGTGGAATGGTCTGGGCAGACGCCAAGGCGTTCATTCTTGCCTACTACGTTCCAGCGGATTCAGTCTCACAGACGGCAGCGGCAGCCGAGATGGAGGCGAACAAAACTGCCGGTGCTAATGTCGTGGCAGTAGGTGCTCAGGCACCGGGAGACAGAACGGCATCCTGGTATGTTCAGGGCGCTCCGTTCGAGAACGCCCTCCCCTCTACTGTTGGCGCGACGCTTCCTAACTTCATCAATGCGGCAGCAGGAGACACACTCCAGCGAGCCAGTGGTGGTGGGTTGGCTTTCGCCTCAGGCGGTGGAGGTGGGGTCACCATGGGACCGTTCGGGAGTACACCGAACGCCAATGGCGCCACCATCACTGCTGGGGTTCAAGAGCTGGAGCCAGCAGATAACACTCACCCTGGTGGAGTGTCTATTGCGGCTCAAACGCTCAAGGGTGTGAAGACTTTCACCGATGCGATGAAGGTCAACGGAACTGTGTTCTTGGGGATTGCAGCGGGAGAGTCTCAGGGCGCTATCTGGTTGGGACCTACTGCGTTCGCCGCGCCAAGCGATACCAACTTTGCACTTCAAGTTTTCAACAACCAGTGCTATTTGAATGGTCATCAATTCGTACATCTCACCATTGATGGGACTGATGCAGTCGTGGTTGACCTGCACACCACTCCTGGAGTTCTTGATTGTACCGGTCTGGGTACAACCGGTAGCATCAAGCTGAAGTCTCCTGACGGAACTGTTTACACACTTTCCATCGCCAACGGTGGAACGGTTCACATCGTCTAATGCCTTCACAAATCGACATCTGTAATCTGGCGTTGGGCCAGCTCGGGTCCCACTACATCACGTCGCTTAGCGACAACACGATGGAGTCGGACACCTGTCGGTTGAACTATGACAATGCACTCTTCGCGGTGTTGGAAGACAGGGATTGGTCCTTCACCATCAATGAGGTGCAGCTCGTCCAGATTGCTAGTCCCGTCCCTCCGCTTCCTCCGGAGTATGGACAGGCATATCAGTTTCCTGACGACTGCCTGCTTATTAAATATTGCTTCCTCCCTCCGGCCCAGTCCTTGCCCGGGGGAAGCCTCCTCAATCAGTTCGCTACCTCGGAACAGATGGTCACCCGTCCACCATGGAACGTGATGAACGGGTACATCTGCTCCAACACCTCTACCCTTTGGGCGCGGTACATCAAGAAACAGGAGGACCCGTCAAAGTTCACTGCGCAATTCGTGCAGGCTTTGGCTACCAGACTCGCCTTTGAGATGGCTATGCCTTTGACCAATAAGGTCGAGGTACAGGCGCAGAAGGCGAAAGAGTATGAGGCGAAACTCATGGCAGCGTCAGGTCGTGACGGTACTCAGGGCACTCCTCAGAGGATTCAGGTGTCTACCCTCACGAGGTCGAGGTATTAGTGCCCTTCTACCCTTCTCAGACTAGCTTTGCTGGGGGCGAGGTCTCTCCTCGCCTCTATGGCGAGGTCACGTCTGAGTGGTACAAGCGTGGAGTACAGTTCTCCGAGAACTGGTTACATCTTCCTCAGGGGCCAATTCGTTACCGTCTCGGTTCTGAATTTCTTCTTCATGCGGCTTCAGATACCGGAATCAGGCTTCTCCCATTTAACACCATAGCTAACAACCCTGTTCTCGCCAACCCAAATGATTTGTGTTTGGAGCTGACAGAAGGAGAAGCCAGACTTCTCGATAGTTCAACGGGGGTCGTTCAACTGACTGCAGCAGGTCAGTTGGTATTGAATAACGATTTTGCTCTTGGCACTGCTAACTGGATAACCAGTGCTGGGTATATTGTATATGAGTGGTTGGGTTCACAGGCGACTGTGAACATGGATATCCCCACCTGGACTATCGATTGGGACCCGAGCCAAGGTGGCACAATTCACCCTCCGACTCCACCTGCGACCCCTCACCCTCGGGTGATGCAGAAGCTTTTACAGGTGATTCCTGGGCCATACCGGTTACAAATCAACTTCCCTCCGCTTAGTCCTGTAGATATCTCCAACGGGTATGACCCCAGGTCTGTTGTCGTTAACGTCGGGACCACTGCAGGCGCGGGTGACCTTTACTCTAGCTTGGGAAACTACAACTCAAGTCTCGATGTTACTGTCACTGTTCCTGGTGGCGCTCCTGTCGATATTTGGATTGCTTTCAATCTGGAGAATCCAACTCCGCCAGCAGGCAGTAATCCACAGATGGCGAAGGTTTCATTCCCTCGTTTCACTGGAGCCTCTTCTGGTCCGGCTATTGTAACAGGTCTTCCTTGGACTGATGCCATGCTTCCGGGTATTCAATATGCCCAGGACATCTTCTATGGCATGGTTCTGGTCCACCCTCTGATGCCACCCCAGAAGGTGGTTTACACTGGAGCGGCCTTCACTGTTGCTCCGATTACGTTCTCCACTTCTCCCCCGGAGTGGGCAACCAATCAATATCCGTCTTGCGTGGATATCTGGCAATCTCGGCTCTGGTTGGCCAACACTCCGTTGCACCCTACGTCACTCTGGGCATCGCACGTGGGTGATTACACGGATATGTACTTGGCGACGCCTCTGAGTGCGGCCGACCCAGCGAGGTTCACTCTTGCTTCCAAAGGCTCCATCAAATGGATTCGAGGGAAGCAGTCATTCCTCATCGGGACTGACCTACACGAAGACGTTATTGTATCTGCTACTCAAGTCGTCTCTTCTCTTGACGCTCAGCTTATTCGGCAATCTGGTTATGGTTCCGCTCCGGTCCAGGCTCAGGAAATTGGGGACCAAGTTCTTTTTATTTCCAGGGACCAAATAAAACTCCGAGCGTTGAATTTCAACTTCGACACTCAAGCCTGGACTGCGCATGATATCTCATATTTTGCCCAAGAAATCACGCTCCCTGGGATTGTCGACGTGGCTTTTGTCCGAGACCCAGACAACACAATTTTCGTTCTCTGTACTGACGGTACCATGCGGATGTGTACTTACGACCGAAGTGCTGAAGTGGTTGCTTGGTCGAGATGGAGAACGGTAGGGTCAGTGAAGGCTATCTGTGCAACCATCGACCCTACCGGGACGACTCTGTGGATGGCAGTGAACCGGAATGGGATGAACTTCATCGAGATTATCCCAGCTTTCACATCCCAGACTCCCATCTACCTTGACTCCTATAACTCTTCAGTTCCTACGGTCTACACTCCGATAGGGGAAACGACCAACCGAATCACCATTCCTTGCGGCCACCATCTCGACGGATTCACGGTTGGGGTACTGGTGGACCAGACCTATCTCGGGCAAGCAGTCGTGGTTGCGGGAGCGGTAGATATCCCA